ATGGTAACTAACGATCCGCTGGTGGTGACGAACGTAATGGCCTGTGCCGCCATTGTTCTGCGCCTGATGATGTTCCGTAAGCCTGGCGGGAAACACAACCCGTGGGCGTCATGGCTGGCCTACCTGATTATTATCGCGTATGCGTCGGTGCCTTTCCGGTACCTGTTTGACTCCTACCTGCATACCCACTGGGCGACTGTCGCCATAAATCTAGTGATCTGCGCCGCCGTGTTCCGTGCCCGGGGCAACGTCGCGCGAATCTTCCATGTACTGAGGCCAGAATGAAACAATCACAATTTCAACAGGCGGCTGGCATAAGCGCAGGATTAGCTGCACGCTGGTTTCCGCACATCGATGAGGCCGTGAAAGAATTTGGCATTACCGCACCGACTGACCAGGCGATGTTTATCGCGCAGGTGGGCCATGAGTCAGCCAGTTTTACCCGGCTGGTGGAAAGCATGAATTACAGCGTGGCGGGCCTCGCCGATTTCGTCCGTGCCGGGCGACTCACTCAGGATCAGGCTAACGCGCTGGGCCGCCGTTCGTATGAAAAGGTGTTACCACTGGAGCGCCAGCGTGCCATTGCCAATCTGGTTTACAGCAAACGCCTCGGCAATAAAGCACCGGGCGACGGCTGGAAATATCGTGGTCGCGGCCTGATTCAGATCACCGGTCAGGATAATTACCGACGCTGCGGCGCCGCGCTGAAACTCGATCTGGTCACCAGCCCTGAGCAACTGGAGCAGGACCTCAATGCGGCACGTTCGGCGGCATGGTTCTTTGCCACCAGCGGATGCCTGATTTACTCCGGCGACCTTGCCCGCGTTACGCAGATTATTAATGGCGGGCAGAACGGCATTGAAGACCGCAGGCAACGTTACAACCGTGCGCGGGTGGCATTGTTATGATCCAGGCGCTGCTTAAGAAGAACTGGTTTCCGCTGGTGGTGCTGGTGTTGATTGTCGTACTGGCCATTCTGGTTAACCGGTACCGTGAAAAAGCCAATGAGTTTAAAAAGCAGCGTGACGAGAAAACACAGGCGCTAAGTCTGGCGACCGCCACCATTAACGACATGCAGGTGCGCCAGCGTGATGTTGCTGCACTCGATGCCAAATACACGAAGGAGTTAGCCGATGCAAAAGCTGAAAATGATGCTCTGCA